GTGTTATGGACGATTACTTTAATGGCAACGGTAGCTCTAATATCATCTTTAGCCACTATGATATGGGCAGTAGACTTGCCACCGGATGATTATACTTTGCTGAATACCAGGTGGTTAAACTGGCCAGTACAAGAATATTATTCAAGAGAGAATATAGAACTATTAATTGAAGGACCAAAACAAATAACACTTAAAGATTATGAGCAAAACGAGACAACATATATTGCATCAATACAAAGTAAACTTATTCGGGTTAGCCGATAAAATTAAAAAGTTTAGAAAACCATATAAAAGAAAGGCGACGAAAGCTAATAAATAATAATTAGTAGGCAGCTAATGTCACAAAGAAACTTTAAATACTTGCATGATAAAAGAATTATATACGGGAGAACCCCAATCACGGATGTTCCTACCGAATCAACTGATATATATGATTATTATGAAAACGGCACCTATCAATGTTACGCTTTATTTAGAAGCAAAGCTAAAATTACTACATATAAAAGTTTAAAGTGGCATTTCTTAGTTATACAACATTTAAATGGTGATTTAAATATGAAAGAACTTAAAAGAGTGTTTGAATATATAGCCAATATTAAAAATAACTTTGTTACATTTTCAATGTCACATGGTGCATTTGATAAATTGGTTAATGAAGTTTTTATAACTGACGCTGAACGTCCACCCAAAAACAGAATTAGAAAAGTAATATTTAAGCCTAACAAAATACTCACACTATCTGAAAAGCTTAGTATTGTAGGCCAATTAATTGGTCGTAGCAAGAAAATAGTTGAAGAGGATATATACCAGTGCATGTTAGATTTAAATGATAACAAACAAAAAATAACCATAATTAAGCTTGCTCAGCTTTTAAAATGTTCAACAAGAACAATATACAGAAACATGGGTAACCAACTTAAAATTGAAAAAGAATTACTAAATAAAGAAATATGAGAAAATATAATATTCAAAATTATATTAGGTATAAAAACGACGTAGAAAAACAATTACAAAGAGTTAAGAAGCCAGTTGACGGTGATTATACAGGATTAACAGATGAAGAAATTAAAATTAATTTTCTTCCGTTAGTTGTTACTCTTGCACATAAACAATCTACGTCGGACCAAGCATCAGGTGTACTGAGTATACTTGATTTGTTTCAAGAAGGCAATGCGGGTTTGTGCTCTGCTGTTAATAAATTGGATAGAACTATTTTAGCTGAGTCTGAAGATCAAGAAAAGACTTTGAAGTCATTCTTATCGAAAAGAATTAAAGGCGCGATACGGAGGTCTGTAGATATGCACAGAGGCGAGATTAGAATACCAGAACATAAACTAAATGAAATTAGACGCAATCCAAAAGATGAGAAAATGGTTGCTATGTTTTTTAATAGTGTATTTTCTAGCATCGATGATAAACCTAATGATGATGATAACATGGCTTATCAAGTTGTAGATAAGTCTGAGCCATATAATATAGCTTTACTCAATACATATTTATTGTCACTGATGAGAACACATTTAACACCAGCACAATATGATGTATTAAGAATGAGCTATGGACTAGACTGCGATAAACATTCTGCGAATGAAATTGCAGCTAAACTAGGAATCAATGTTGCGACTGCTCATGTACGTATTTCACAGATAAAACGGGATGCTATACATTGCCTTATCGAAAACGTAGATAGCTCGCAAGTGCTTGATTACCTGTAAGTTACGGTGCAACACACCGCTTAAGTTTAATTTTTAATATGTAATTATATTAGTATGACCATAAACCAAAAACTTGCAACCCTGCAAACAAAATTTAAATCGAAAAAAAGTAGATTTAATTCATTCGGCAAATATTACTTTAGGTCGGCCGAAGACATTCTCGAAAGCATAAAACCCTATTTATTAGAATTAGGAGTCGCGGTAACAATTAATGAAAAATTAATTGAAACTAGTCCTATGCCTATAATTAAAACAACTGCAAAGTTAATTGATGAAAAAGGCATGACATTAAAAGCCGTTGCAATAGTTGGTGTGGATCTCAACCAAAAAGGTATGCAGACTCCGCAACAATTTGGTAGTGCATCGAGTTACGCAAAAAAATATGCGTTAGGTAATTTATTATTAATTGATGATACTCAAGACAGTGATGCAACAAACGATCACGGCAAAAAAAGTTCAGCTTTCAAAGCAAAGCCTAAACAAGCTTTAGCTGATGTACAAAAAGCAATAGACTATATAAAAGCCGGTGGAAAGATTGATGCAATCAAAGCTAAGTATCAATTAACTTCAGAACAAGAAAAGAAGTTAACAACACTTTAGTATGAACAAACAAAAGGTATTAGAAAAATTAAAGTTAGATGAAAACTATTATGGAGACTTTGGTAAACAATTTCTTAGCAATAGTGATATTAAAACTTTATTAACTAATCCCTTGGCCCTTGGCATACAATCCAAACCAAGCCCAGCATTTCTTGTAGGTGGATATTTCCATACTGCGATACTTGAACCTGACAAGCTTAAAAAATATAAGGTTATCGAAAGTAGTACAAGAAATACAAAAGCATACAAAGAAATGTCTGGTGGTGAACTTTGTTTATTACAAAAAGAAGTTGACCAAATAGAATTGATGACACAAAAAATATTAGAAAACGACGTATGTCGTGGACTAATCAAAGGCATTGATGTTGAGTATGAGAAGCCTGGCTTAGCAGAACTTGAAGGCGCTTTATGGAAGGGTAAAGCTGATATTGTAAACCATGACGAAAAGCTTATAATTGATTTGAAAACAACCAAAGATATAAATGCTTTCAAGTGGTCTGCTAACCGTTTTAATTACGATTCTCAAGCATATATCTATAGTAAACTATTTGGATATGAATTTGTGTTTATAGTTATTGATAAGGAAACGCATCAAATAGCTGTTATGGATTGTTCACCTGATTTTTATTCATCAGGTGCTGACAAGGTAGAGAGAGCAGTAGAAGCTTACGATTTATTCTACAAAACCGATGGGTTTGACCCATCACAATTTTTTATTAATTTAACACTTTAATTTTATTATGGCAAGAAGAAAGAAAGCAACAACAAAATTATGTGCAATGACTGGAATGACATTTCCAACGTCAGAATTTTACGCTAACAAAACTTCAGCAGATGGATTGCATGCGTATAGCAAAAAAGCTGATAACTTCAGAAGAAGATTACAAGCTACAGGAGCTACAGTAGGAACTACTGAGCTAAGAACTATGTTCAATAATTTATTTCAAACAGCAGTATAATATGGCAAGTATAATAGCAACAAGTATCGACTTAACAAAAATACCGAAAGATAAAATTATTGACGGTAAGAAAGGAAAATACTTACCTATTACAATTACTATTAACGATGAAACAGATCAGTTTGGTAATCAGGGTCCAGTGATTGTTCAACAATCAAAAGACGAAAGAGATGCTAAAATTGAAAAAGTTTATCTTGGTAATGTAAAGGTAGTATGGACCAATGGTGATAATGTTGATGTAGCTCCCAGAGATGATCAACCCGCTCAAGCAGCTATGCCTCCAAAACCACAACCAGTAGATGATTTACCATTTTAAATAATTAATTAATGCAAGTAAACAACACGGAGATTAACGGATTTTTAATCGACCAGTTTAACCAGCATGATTTAAAGGTTGGTGCAACGCAGGGGATTTGTCCCCTGTGTTCGCATACACGTAAACCTGAAAATCGTAAACAACAATGTGCTAGTTATGATTGGGAACGTGGATTAGGAACTTGTCATAACTGTGATTCAACATTTCAGCTACATACATATCAACGTAAAGGTGAGCCATCAAAAGTTTATGAAAAACCTGATGCTACGCACGTCGTTGAAAATAAAGAGCTAAGTGAAAATGTTTATAAATGGTTTAAAGATCGTGGTATATCATATGAAACCTTAAATGATTTAAATATTACTGAAGGTAAAGAATATATGCCACAGACCGGACAAGTTGAGAATACTATCCAGTTCAATTATGTTATGGGTGATGAGCTCATTAATATTAAATATAGAGACGGACGAAAGAACTTTAAATTATATAAAGGTGCTGAGAAAGTCTTTTATAATATAAATAGTATCGTAAACGACAATACATGTGTTATTGTTGAAGGTGAAATGGATGTGTTAGCATTTCATGAGGCTGGTATTAAAAACGTAGTATCAGTACCTAATGGTGCTACACTGAATCATAACAATTTAGATTATCTTGATAACTGTATAGATTATTTTACAGACAAAGAAAAAATAATATTAGCAGTTGATCAAGACGACGCTGGCGCTGCACTACAAGCAGAATTGATTAGAAGGATAGGTGCTGAAGTATGTTACTTAGTAAACTTTGTAGATTGTAAAGATGCAAATGATTATTTACTTAAGTATGGTAAAGAAGACTTAGCTGAAACAATTAAAGAATGTAGACCAGTACCACTTGAAAATGTTACAACATTTAAAGATATAGAACATGAAGTTACAGACTTTGTTAAACACGGTTTCAAAAAAGGCTTTCAAGTTGGTCTTAATAACTTTGACAATATATTTAGTACTTACACTGGTCAATTTATTACGGTTACTGGTATTCCTTCATCAGGTAAATCAGATTTTGTAGACCAAATGTGTGTTGGCTATAACAATAATTATGGCTGGCGAACTGCATTTGCATCTCCTGAAAATGCACCAACATACTTACATGCCCATAAGTTAATGAGAAAAGTATGGCAAGATATGCCAAGATCATCAGATATTGGCACAAATAAATGGAAACAAGTAGCTGAACATGTTAACGATAATTTCTTTTTCATTGATATGGAAAGATATACACTTGAATCTGTATTACGTAAAGGTGCAGAGCTTGTAAAGCGTAAAGGTATTAAATGTTTAGTCATAGACCCATTTAATAAAATACGTGATGTTGATGCAAAGACTGAGGATGTAAACAGATATACAATGGAATACTTAACAAAGATTGAAACATTTGCAAAAAAGTTTGATGTATTAGTTTTTATTGTAGCGCATCCAACTAAAATGTATAAAACACAGGATGGTAAAATTGAAGAACCAACTATGTATAACATCAAAGGCGGAGGTGAATGGTACGATGCATCTTATCATGGCATATTAGTACACAGAAATTACGAAGAAAAAACTGTTAAAGCAAAAGTTTTAAAAGTTAAGTTTCAGAATCTTGGTGAGAATGGAGCTGAGGCTCATTTTAAATGGGAACCAAGATCAGGTTGTTTTATACCTCACGAAGTATTAGAACCTGAAGAAGTAATGCCTTGGGAATAAATGAAAAGTTTATACAAAAGAAGAAAGAAAAACTATTTACCGTCATATATGCCAACGCATGAAGAGCAGGAATGGAAATTATTTTGTACAAAAAACAATATAAGGATATCTCCATGGGGTACGCCACAAGACGGACAATGGAAAATTTGTATAAACATAGGCCCATATAAGCGAGGAGAAAAATGTAACTTTGCTCCACATATATATAACAAACATACTTTATGGCCAGAGTATTATAAATTCTGTAAATATTATTATGATAAATATAAATGAACAATATAGGATATTAGTATCTGAGATACTTAATAGCTGGTAAAACATAAGAACGATAGAACCTGGAGTCGGTACATTATCAAAGTTTGGTTATACTATCAGACACGATATGGCATTAGGTTTTCCTTTGCTATACACAAAAAAAGTTTCTTTCAAAGCTGCTAAAGTCGAGCTTATGTGGATATTACAAGGCAGAACTGATTTAAAATATTTGGAAGATAATGGTGTTAAATACTGGAGAGCAGATTATGAAAGGTCTGGTAGAACTGATGAAACATTAGGTCCAGTATATGGTAAGCAATGGCGTGACTTTAATGGCATTGATCAAATGTATGATTTATCTTTACAGTTGCACAATAATCCTAATTCAAGAAGAATGGTTGTATCAGCGTGGAATCCTGCTGATATGAAAGATATGGCTTTACCGCCGTGTCATTATGGCTTTCAATGTTATGTAAACAATGGCAAGCTTGATTTAATGTGGCAACAAAGGTCTGTTGATGTATTCTTAGGTTTGCCTTATGATATAGCTATGTATGGTTTATTATTAGAACTATTAGCTAAAGGTCATGGGTTAAAACCTGGTAAATTAATTGGTCAGCTTGGTGATTGTCATATTTATAATAATCATATTGACCAAGCAACTACATTAATGTATAGAGACCCTGATACATATCATTGTCCAGTATTACAATTAGATACTATTGGTGTTGGTATTAATTCACAAAATGAAATTAATATTCCATCACTGGATAGTATGATATTACACGGGTATGAACACATGGGCGAAATAAAAGCTCCTTTAAATGTTGGAAAAAAATGACAGAAACTTATTATTTATATCACATTCCTGGTAAAAAAATCGGCGTTACACGTGATCTTAATAGAAGGGTTACGCTAACGCAGGGTTATAAGCCTGGAGAATATGAGGTTCTAGAATCTTCTTCAGATATCAATTACATATCTGATAGAGAAATAGAACTTCAAAAGTCTTATGGCTATAGAAAAGATCACAAACTTTATAAAAATTTATTTAAAATGAAAATAAACGTAACCGAACAAACCACAACATTCCCTGTACCTCTAACAAAATTAAAAGGTAGATTGCACGATCAGGTTGGTTTAAACTGGCAAACTGAATTTGGTAAAATTCATTTATCTCCAGATTTAGCTAGCTGGATTGCAAACAATGCACACGTATCAATGTACAATAGCGATAGGAGTTATGTGTACAATAAAGCTTTATGGGAAGCATTTAACGATATGAATAGCTTTGAAAGCTTAGTTGATCAAGTTGAAACTAGAACGTGGACGTTTGATAATATAAGAACATGGGCAAAAGAAAGAGGCTTGTACAAGAAAGGCAACAGTACTACACAATATGTTAAGCTTCAAGAAGAAGCTGGCGAGTTAGCTAAAGCGTTATTAAAAAATGATAAAGCTGAAATAAAAGATGCTATTGGAGATATTGTTGTAGTATTAACTAATTTAGCGCATTTAGAAAAGCTAACAATAGAAGATTGTATTGATGCTGCCTATAAAGAAATATCAAATAGAACCGGAAAGATGGTTAATGGAACATTTGTAAAAGATGAAAAAAAGAAGGACTTATAAAAGAAAAAGAGGTCCAGTAGTTTCTAAAAAAGTAACACACGACGGAATAACCTTTGCGTCTGGCTTAGAAAAATATATGTATTGTGCTTTGAAAAAAGCAGGCATAAAAGCCACATACGAAGGTGAAACATTCGTGTTATTAAATGGTTTTCACTTTGAAAATGAATGTTGGGAACGACAATCAAACAGCAAAGGATTATTTAAAAATAGAGGTGAGAAAAGAATCTTACCCATAAAGTATACACCAGATTTTATTGGTAAAAGCTTTATAATAGAAACTAAAGGAAGACCCAACGAATCGTTTCCAATGAGATGGAAACTATTTAAAAAATTAGTGATGCAACAATTTCCTAATTATACTTTATTTAAACCACAAAATCAAAAAGAATGCGATCGCGTAATAGAAATACTACAGAGTCAGCCAAACATTTAGCTAGACGAAAGTATAAAGAAAGAAAAATAGATACGTTTATTAAATGGTCGTTAGCTACACGTGGTTATTTAAGGTGGCAAGACTTAGAGTTTATACATAATAAATATAATGTAAAATGCTATGGCTAAAAAAACAAATTTATTTCAATATAGAAAAAAACATAAAATAAGACGTAAAGGAATTCATGCGAAATCTAAATCGTCAAATTTAAAAACAAGTAAAAATTATGTCAAACAATACAGAGGACAAGGCAGATAAAAATTGGTCAATGGCATTAGGATTATATCCAGGTATATTATTTGGAGTAAGAACTTATCATGGACCAACACATTCACAAACTGTTATTTATCTACCATTTGTAGACCTCGCAATAGAATGGGAAAATTAATATGAATGTACCTTTATTTACAGAAAGAATACCTTACAAGCCTTTTGAATACCCTGAGTATTATACTGAAGGCTGGTTAAAACAAGCTCAAGCGTTTTGGTTACATACTGAAATACCAATGAGCGGTGACGTTAAAGATTGGAAAGAAAAACTAAATGACAAAGAGAAGAACCTGGTCGGAAACATATTACTCGGTTTCGCCCAAACAGAATGTGCAGTATCAGATTACTGGACGCAAAAAGTTGTATCGTGGTTTCCTAAGCACGAGATACAACAGATGGCAATGATGTTTGGTAGTCAAGAGACTATCCATGCAGTTGCATATAGTTATTTGAATGAAACTTTAGGTCTTGAAGACTATGAAGCTTTCTTACATGAACCTGCTACAGCAAAAAGATTTGAAAACTTAGTTGCTTATGAAGGTAATGATCCTGTAGGGATTGGTAAAAGTCTTGCAACATTTTCTGCATTTGCTGAAGGTGTATCTTTATATTCTGCATTTGCAGTATTATATTCTTTTCAAATGAGGAATTTACTTAAAGGTATTGGTCAGCAAATGAAATGGTCCGTAAGAGATGAATCGCTACATAGTAAAATGGGATGTCAACTATTTAGGCATATGTGTTCACAAATTCCTGGATTAAAAGAAGAATGTGAACCACATATATTTGAGGCTGCGTTAGAAATGCATAATGCTGAAATGACTTATATTAATAAGATATTTGAAATGGGTGATATAGAAAACTTAAAAAAATATGACTTGGTACACTTCATCAAAAAAAGAGTTGGAGACAAACTTGCAGAGCTTGGCTACAAAGATAAAAAGTATAAACAATGGGACTTCACAGGGTACGATCAAAAAGCAGTTGATAACATGGCTTGGTTTGATCATCTTACCGGGGGCCATACTCATACTGACTTTTTTGCTGTTAGACCAACTGATTACTCGAAAGCAAACGAAGGTGAAGACTTCGAAGATATATGGTAGTGAAAAGAAAAATTCTAAAACTAATAGCAACAACTAAAAGACTGACGCCACTTGAAAAAATGTCTACTCGTATTGGGTATATGGGTGCAGGTTTTCTTGTGGCTGCGCAGTGGACAATTGAGCCAATGTTATATATTGTAGGTTTCATTTGTGTAATGGTGCAAACTGCTGCGCGTAAACAATGGAACTTAGTAGCATTAAACATAAATGGTTTAGTTGCTTGGATATCACATTTAATTAAATAATATGGGAGTACAAAAAAATATTAAAAAACTGCAAGAGCAAAATGAAATATTAGGCGGCGCTTTAACTAGGGCATTAAAAGAATTAGATGCTTTAAAAGCATTAGCTCAAGGAACACTCACCGCCTTTCAATTACATATTGGAGAAGATGAGTGGAGTAAATTAGTAGAAGAACTTAAAAATTTAGAAAAAAGAGATGTGGAACAACAATTGGAAAAAGGGAATTGATTATCCTAACTGGGGCGATACAGACGTATATAAGAAAACAATATCTGGTGGCTATTTAGTTAATGGTGAAACACCAAAAGATGCTTATATGCGTGTTTGTACAGCTGTATCAAAGCGTTTAAATCGCCCAGAACTAACTGAAACTTTCTTTGAATATATATGGAAGGGTTGGCTATGTTTAGCGTCTCCTGTGCTGTCTAATACAGGTACAGATCGAGGTCTACCTATATCATGCTTTGGTATAGATGTTGGCGATTCGATATATGAGATTGGTATGAAAAATCTCGAGATGATGCTACTTGCAAAACACGGCGGCGGAGTTGGTATCGGAGTAAATATGATTAGACCCGCCGGAGCTAATATAACTGGAAATGGAACATCTGATGGAACTGTGCCGTTTTGTAAAATTTACGATAGCACTATACTTGCCACGAATCAAGGATCTGTCCGAAGAGGAGCTGCAAGCGTTAACATTAATATTGACCACCCCGACTTTGAAGAGTGGTTGGAAATACGTGAACCTAAAGGAGACATTAATCGTCAGTCGCTCAACCTACACCAGTGTGCTGTGGTCGGCGATAAATTCATGCGAAAACTTGATACAGGTGATAAGAATGCAAGAAGATTATGGGGAAAGCTATTACAAAAGCGAAAAGCAACTGGAGAGCCTTATATTTTATTTAAGGGAAATACAAACAAAAATAATCCAGATGCATACAGAAAGCATGGGTTAAAAGTTCACATGACAAACATATGTAGTGAGATAACATTACACACTGATGAATCTCATTCATTTGTTTGCTGTCTATCATCATTAAATTTAGCCAAATATGATGAATGGAAAAACACTAATCTAATATATGATAGTATATGGTTTTTAGATGGCGTGTTAGAAGAGTTTATACAAAAATCAAAAGGTAAAGTTGGCTTTCATAATTCTGTAAGATCTGCTGAAAAAGGTAGAGCATTAGGATTAGGAGTTCTTGGATGGCATACATATTTACAAGAACAAGGATTACCGTTTGAAGGATTATTATCACAATATGAAACAAGAAGGATATTTTCACAAATTAAAATCGAATCTGAGAGAGCTTCCATGGCGCTTGCTGAGACTTTTGGCGAGCCTCTTTGGTGTCGTGGGTCTGGGTATCGTAACACTCATCTTCGTGCTATCGCACCTACTGTCAGTAATAGCAAGTTGTCTGGAAACGTTTCTCCCGGAATTGAGCCGTGGGCTGCTAACGTATTCACAGAGCAGTCTGCAAAAGGTACATTTATTCGCAAGAACCCTACGCTTAAAAAGGTACTCAGACGACATAAAATCGACACGGAAAAAGTCTGGAACAAAATCTTAAAAGATGGTGGTTCAGTACAAGGATTAAAAGAATTAGATAATATAACGCTAGGTAAATATAATGATATACCAGCTAAAGATGTATTTAAAACTTTTAAAGAAATAAATCAATTAGAGTTAGTTAATCAAGCAGGTATACGTCAACAATATATTGACCAATCTGTTTCATTAAACTTAGCTTTTCCCGCCGTAGCTACACCAAAATGGATTAATAAAGTCCATATGGAAGCTTGGAAGAAAGGTATTAAAACTTTATATTATATGCGAACAGAATCTGTTCTGAGAGGAGATATTGCCGATTCAGCAATGGATGAAAATTGTTTAGCGTGTGACGGATAATAATTAAGGGGCTTTTTTTAAGGCCCCTTTTTTTTATTTCTATTTGTTATTTACAAATGCAAAAGGGACAATTACAATTTTTCATAGTTTCATTATATTACTTTATAAGCTGTTTTATTATTTTCGTCTTTATATGCTAATAAGCATTTATTTCTATTAGCTTCTTCATTTACATAACTTACATGAATCCAATCTGGGTTGTCAGAATTTCCAAATTCCCATATCATCTGATCGAACGATAAATTATTCTTTATATATTCATACATATCAGCATTACTCATATAACCATACACATCATCAATATCAATTGCTTGGCCTTTACAATGTTGTGAATTAGAACTCCCACCGATTGCTTTATTTAATTCAGGTCCGCGATAGAATGAATTTATTTTTATTGGTCCGCCTACATGCTTTCTTAATGGTTCAAAAATCTTTTCAGCTAATAATTCCATATTAGTTAAATGAGTTTTTGTTGGATCATTATTTAAACCTAATCTCAAAGCAGTAATGCTATACACACCCTCTTTATATGAGATATGCTCGCTTATGTTTTTCATTTAATTTTATTTTTTTGCGTTGTCTATTTCTAACTTCTTAACAACTTCTTTTAATGTTTCAACATCTTCTTGCAAATACATTATTCTTAAATCTTGTTTAGCATCATCTGGTAAAGCACCCATTTCTCCTCTTGGCCATTTAATTCTAAATTCTTCATTAAGTGCTACAGCATCTTGCATTCTAATTACATCTAATTGTAATTGTGCTATTTCAGCTGTTAGTGTAAACCAAACACCAGCAATTGATACAATACCAAATACTGCCCCAATTACTGCTTTGATATCTAACGATACTTTTGATTTTTCTGTGAGTTCTGACATATTAATTTGTTGATACTCTTCTTAATCTAGGAACAACCGCACCATCAATTACATTTTGTACATCTTCATAGCGTACTTTTAATTGCATAGATAAATCCGCTTGCCATGTAGCAACAGGTCTACCATTTTTTAATATTATAATTGCCGGTACTGATCTAATTGCTTTTCTTATACTTACTGGTTGATCTTCAAAATTTACTTTTAAAATTGTTGCTCTTTTTAATTTATCTACATCTTTATAATGATTTCTAGAATTCCATGATGAATTCATATATAATACTGTCATTTCTTGTGAAAATGAAATTGATGTAAATAATAATAAAATTAAAGTAATTAAATTTTTCATATTTATTTTTTTGTTAGCTCATAGAGCTTTTCATCTATTTTGTCAAGCTTTTCTGCATTTTTGTCTACCTTTTCGTCAATATCAATTATTGTCGAACGAATTAATTCGTCTTTTAAATCGAACTCAGTTCTAGATATATCTGGTTTTGGTAATTCTTTTGCAAGCTCTATCTCAGCCGTTAAAGTGAAATAAGTTGCGGCTAAAGCAATAGCTCCGCCTATGATCATCCCGATCGTTTTCAAGTCAAGTTTTACTTCCGTTTCTTCTGATATTTTTTGTGCCATAACGATTAAGTTTGTATACTATATGTAATTACCTATTTTTTTCTTCTTTTAACATTTTTAACTCTTCTTGGTTTACCCGCTGGTTGTCCTAAAGATTTCTTTTCTTTAATCTTTTTTGCTTTTTCAGATGCTGACATTTCACCTGATGTTTTTGGAGTTTTAGATGATATTCTTTTACTTGGTCTACAATATGGTGTACCACGCTTTTCACCCGCACGTCTACCGCAAGGCTTACCAGTTCTGACATCTATCCACTTTTCTTTAAACCAACGTTTAAGTGAAGCGCCTTTTTTAGTTTTTCTTACTGCCATTTATTAACTTTTTAGCTTTATTTCTAGCGCATACCATTTTCTTAGCATAGCTAGGGTTCTTTTTTCTATTAAAAACATATTGTTGATTTAAACTGCCAACAATTTTACGCATGTTACCTTTTCTAGATTTAATCATCCATTTAGCTAATGCACCGCAAGATAACTCTTTAAATTTACCATTAGCATCTGGAGCATCCGAATCTTTCCAGGTTGGTCTATTTTTTGCCATGTTTTCTTCTTATTTTATTTTTACAAGCCGTAGCTATTTTAGATTGTTTAGGTTTTTTACCGTATCTAGCTCTTTGTTCCATTACAGTTAATATCTGTATTTTTCTAGCAAAAGACTTACTAGATCCCATAACCTTTCTGCATGTAGCATTAGCGTCAGCTACACTAGCATATTTAATACTAACTGTGTCTTTCGGATTTTCGTCTGTATATAAACGTCTACTACTGCCTTTAGGTTTTTTACCTGTACCTTTTTTAGGTTCAGCCATTATTTTAATAGTTTAGCTTGTTTATATGCTTTCATTAAAGATTTTTTAGGTAATTCATTTATATGGTAAACATATACACTTCTTTTAGTATGTGTTTTACCAGACATTAATTTACCTTTAGCATCTTTGTGTGTGGCACCGTGAAATATAGTACCGTCTTTTTTAAAATGTGGAACACCTTTCATAATATTATTTTTTAGATTTGTTACCCCAATTTTTAACGCCAACTTTTCTACACTTTGCAATAGCGCCGCTAGCATATGCTGATGGGAATACTTTATACCTTGCTTTTACTTTTTTATAACACGCGTCTTTTGCCATAATTATCTATTTCTTATTTTTTCTATTCTTTTATTTATTTTTTCTCTAGTTAATTTTCTAAAATTATCCGACCTTGGGCCAACTTTTTCTTTTTGTTTTTCAGCTTCAGGTCCAACACCTAATTCCCATTCGTTCCAACCAAGTACTAATGCTATTTTTTGCCACACTTCCGTTTCTTCACTCATTGCTGATTCTAAATTATGCGTTTTTCTTACTGCTCTATCTAGTGGGAAATTAGCTATAGCAGAAAGAACATATGCTACAGCCATTAAACCAGGATTCCTAATACTTAATTGTTTAAGTTCTTCTTCGCTAGTATATTTAGCTAGATATTCAGCAGATTTTAATTTACTAATTTTAGAATTTATAGGTGGCGATAAATCATATAATGCATCAAGCAATTTTACTTCGCCATCAACAATAACATTTTTTAAAACATTTTTTGCTGACATAGCTATTTGCCCAGTTATCCCAACCCCTCTTAATAAAGAATCAACCATGCCTTCGCTTATTTGAATATATTTTTGTTTTTTCTTTTCGTCATCAACCTCGTCATCTCCAAATCCTAATGCAAATATACCCTTTTGTAATGCGTTAAATATTAAGTTTTGTATAAAACTATAATAAGTAATTTTAGATACATTTGTTTTCCAATCCCCTCTTCCATTTATTAAATCTTGACCGGATCTTTTTATCATTCTATTGTATTGCATAGGTGTATTAGCAAAAGCTAATAATAATCTACCTAAATTACTTGCTTGTTGTTCTGATATCCTGTCGGGTCTAGATGATTGTTGTGACTCTTCAGTTAAAGCCATAAAATCTTGAAATGCTTTTGTTTCCGCTTCTTTCTGTGACAATCCTTCTTTTGTGTATTTTTTAATTCTATTTCTATAAAAACTAGCACCACCAGAAGATATTGCAAAACTATCTGCTATTCTTGTAGGTAAAAATCCTTGTTTTAATATATAAGATATTACACCTTTTACACCTGATTTAGATGCGGCATCTGCTAATTCGCTTTCCTGTACGTTTAGCTTTAATCCTCCTCTTCTTTCTTTTAAATAATCTGAATTAAATATAAATTTAAAATCTGACCAAAATTGCGGTTGATTTGCAAACGCTTTAGAAGCTGCTAATAAATTATTATCAGACCAATTTATATAGTTAACAGTCGAAATAGTTTGTAGAATAGCAGAACGCATATTAACGAACATGATAGCACCAACTGAGCCATTAATCCAATCTAACCATCCATTAATCATTTTATTTCCACCTGGCTTTCTATTTTTGCCAGTTCGCATTCTTACTAACATTTTTTCAACGTTGGATACAAACTCATTTCCAAACGCTGCTCTCATTTTAGCTTTATTCTTTTCAGAAAATATAATATCAACATTTTGTTGCCATTCTTCTAAATGCTTAGATCTTTTTTCTTTATTTAAACTACCGTATAAATCTGTTTTTATATTACCAGCTAACCAGCCATTTTCAGGCTTAGGATAGCCTTCAATTTTGTTTATATTAATTAAAGTATTAGCAAATTTTAATAAGTCAGGGTCTTTTTTAACTATATCATTTAATAACTTTGTATCTTTAGCAGATAAATCAGGAATAGCATAATCGGCTTTTGTCCAAGCAAACACTCTTATAGCATGTGAATACGTGAACGGCTCACCTGGAATTTGTTCTTTAAGTTTTTTAGGAACTGAATTAATATCCTTTTTTAACTTATCAAAATCGTCCATAAGCTGCATTCTTTCATTATTTATTTTAGCCATTGCAGCATTGTATGGCCTAAGAAGTTGTTCATTGAAAAACTTTAAATCAGCATTGCCTTGTTTACCTTTACCAGCAAATGCATATAAAAATCCTGTAAAATCTTCAGCTGACCAAGGTATAAATACATTTCCTTTTCCAAATTTTTTACCAACTAATTCACCTTTTGCTTTTGAATATACTTTATAAAATTCTATACCTGTTTTTCTTTCAATTATTTCATTGATTGTTTTGTCTAAATCAACTTTAATAGATTCACTTTTATTTATATCTGTAAGTATTTCTAACGGTGCGCCAACTATTTTATTTTTAGTTGGTTTTTCAAAATTTAATCTAGCTCTTACGGTTAGTGTTCTTTTGCTGTCTGTACTTTTTGTTGAAGCTATATTTACATTAATCAATGTATTTAAGTTTAAATCCAATATGCTTGGAACATTTAATGCTAATGGATTTGTTGCAATTGAAAATAACCCTATATCATCAAAATACATATATTGATCACCCTTATTAGTATAAAAATCTGATAAAAGTCTAGTGCCTTTTACTATAATTTTTTCATTTTTTATATTGCCTAATAGTTTTAAAATATCAACACCATTTACAGTTTTATCTACAGTTATAGCACCGGTTTTAGAGTTTACTTCAGCATCTTTACCTGTTATTTCTTTATATTTATTTAATATTCTTTCAGTAATAATATCTTTTGCATTAATAATATTATTTAAAAGTTCCCCTTTATAAGTTTTATTTATATTTTCTAACCCATTTACAGAGCCAATTCTATCAGAAATTTTATCTTTAATTTCAAAGCCATATTCTTTACCGTTTAATTTAAACTGAACATCAATACCAGTATTACCTAGCTTTAACACCTTAAGTTCTTCTATGTTTGTTATTTCAGAACCATTTACTAGTGCTTCTATATTTTTAGCTACATAATATTCTAGCGCTTGGCCTTTTCTTTCTTTAACGTTTATATCGTATTTACCTTGGTTTTCTATTAAAGAATTCCAAAAAGCAGGAAAATCACTTTGCAATACTTCTCCATTATTATCTTCTAATAACTGAGTAATTCCAGAATCACTAAATTTAAAGTCTGTAGCTCTATCAATTTCTTTTGCAACCTGTGATATATAATTGTCATTAAATTGATGACCTTGCATTTCCGAAATAGTTTTTACTTTGTTATATATTTCCGGTTGCCTTAGTACATCTAACGTCGCATCAAATGCTATTTCTTGGGCTAATGCTTCAGCTAATGCTGTTTTTCTAGTTCCTTTTGTAGATGCCCCCACATTATCGCCTAAAAAATAATTTACAAATTCATTCTTTGTTATTTTCTTTTTCTTAAATACTTTCTTGCCTTCTGCTGTTTTTTCTCTTAATTGTTTTCCAGTTTCATCTACAATAGGTTCTATAAAATCTTTAAATCTTTTATTAAGTGTTGATTGCGGTAAAATAATATATATTAGTTCAAAATTATCTTCTAAAAAACTTCTATAAGCATCTTGCCTGCCTATCATTGTGGCAATAGTAGGTTTTAACTCTACTCTATATGCGTCTTGTAATTTTTTTCTAAATGTTTTAGAATCAACACTAGGTAATTTTGTACCAAATGTTTTTACAACAGCATTTTTTACTTTATCAACCACAGACTGTGTTAAACCTAAACTAGTTCTTAAGCTTTCTCTTTGCTGAAGTATTTCAGGATCAGTAACATCACTAACAACTTTTTTAGCAACACTAACATCTTCTGTAAATTTAGTTTCAAATATTTTTTCAGCAATTGTTATGCTTTTCTTTTTTAATCTATCAATTATATGAGAAGCTAATACAGGATTTTTCTTAACATCATATACCATTAAAGAACCTAATATGCCATAAGTTGGATCTGAAATTAAAGCTAATTCAAAATCTTCTTTCATTTCATTATACTTAGGAACATCTCTATACTTATTTGAAATATTTTTTAGTACTTTATCAATGTATTTATTAGCTGCTATTTCAAATACTGCATTCTCACCTTTGTTATTAAACATAGTTTGTATAGCGTTAGCATCGGATTTATTTATTTTTGGTATATTTAATATTGTTTGATCAGCTTTTTTAATTGCATCTTTTAAATCAACTTTTATTGCTTTAATATCACCTTTTTTAAATGTGCCGTCTTTTATTTTACTAGCAAAATTTATTAATGAATTTATAGCATCATTTTGACTTTTAAAGTTTTGATTAAGACCAGACTTTAAACTAAGTATATTTGACAACGCCCCTAAGAAAGATTTATTTTTAACAACTTCTTGATATTTTATTTTACCTTCCGCTACTCTTTCTAAAAAGTTAACAACAATTTCTTCTGCATTTGTTATATCAGCCACCTGTGTACCAACACCCTCAAACATTTGTTTATACATTTTAGGCGCATTAGCTTTTGTCCAATTAATGATATACTCGGCTACGTCGGTATAATCTGCTTTTCCAAATGATTCAAATAATGCACCGTGGAACATTTCATGATAACCTGTTCCGGCTCTTTCATTTTTTACAGAATTTTCTTTTGATAAAATCTGTATTGATTTACCATTAACATTTGTTTCAAACCCATTTAAATTACCATTATTAATACCTTCTATAACATCGGCTGGTAAAGTTACATTATTTGTTTCTATATAGTTTAAAAGAGCTTCATTTGTATTAAATGATAATGTTTCATACCTATAAGCATCCTTAGGCAAATTAGCCAATGATTGGTCATATACATCAGAAAAATATAATTCAGAAGCTTTTTCAAATAATGAAGATTCAACAGTATCTGGCCCTAATTCTTCTTTAGCTTTAATAAAATAATTATCATAAGCAGTTTTATTTGTACCTTCTAATAAGCTAAATTCATTACCGTATGTATCAGTGTTTCTGAATCTATCTCTTACACTTTGCAATAAATTGAATTGACCTTGTAATTTTTTTATAGCTTTTTCTTTTTGAAAAAAGCTTAAATCGCTGTTCATTATAGATTCTGCTTCAGCTCTTAATTTTTCCTGCCTTGTGGTTATATCTAAGTAATTTTGAAAAGCATATTTGCTTACTTTATTTTGTATATTATTATTTATACCATTTAGTATTTCGATATTTTGCCTATATAAATCATCATATCTTGCTGACAAAGAATTTGCTTCAACTGAATTTGTGTCCATCTTAGGCCCTATACCCTCAACACCTAATTCAATATTAATAGCCTGCATTTCATTAACATTATTTCTAAACGTTTCATATTGCTTTATATCGCCAAATTTTTGCATATATGTACCTGCTATAGCTGGCGCTGAATTCATTAATAAACCAAACATAGCTCCTGAAAAAGCAGCATGATCTATACCCTCAAAAGCAGGTCTACCTGTTATTTTATTTTGAGTCCATTGAGTTAACGCCTCAGACCCAGATTCAATTATTGGAGGAATCAATATTTGATTTTTCCAATATGTTTTTACAGAGTCTCCAAAAAGTTTTCTTGTATTGCCAGTTAAAGCGCCATAAGTTCCTTTTAAAAATAAATAAGATGGTGCTGTACCTAATAGCCCTTCAGCAGCACCATATCCAGCAGCTGTTAAAAATTTCTCACCATTACTATAAGATATAAAAGGATTATTTACATCTTCAACTGTCATTCTAGCAAACTGTTCCCCCGCAGAAGCTGTACCTATAGCTGTACCAGAAGCTGCCGCTTGCCCTAATGCCGTGGCTCCAAATCTAGCTGCTATAGCACCACTTCCAATCATTGTTGTAATAATAGGTATTTGTGACGAAAGTTCTTGAGCAAAAAATCTACCAAAGTTTCCTTCTTTAAATGCATCCTTAAATTTTACATCAGGTGCATATTTTCTTTTAATACCGGTTGTTAAATCATCCCATCCAACATCTACAGTATCCAGCATTTCAATACCTTTTTCTCTATAAGTTTGTCCTTCGCTTTTGCCTTCCATTAATCCTAACACAGCTTCAGCCCCCATGCTTCTTATAGTTTGTGCACTGAAATTTTTAGCTAAGCTAACAAAATCTAAACCTGTAAATACCGCAAACTTTTTTGACAAATCATAATCTCTTCCTAAATAATCTGCAGCTACTGCTAATTGATCAAATGTTTTTGAAGATTCTTGTAAATAAGGCATTCTTTTTTGAATAGCTTCTTGTTTAGCATTAAAATCTTTAATATTATTTAAAAAGTTATTATAATCATAAATTGATAATAATCTTCCGTCTTTTAATTGAATTAATTCATTATTTTGTAATCCATCAATATTAAATTGATAATCTTTATTATCAATATTTAACATAAAATTATCAACATTACTTTTTATTTCTTGAGCTGAATCGTATTCTTTATTTACAAAATCACTTACGTTTAAATAATTATCTACGTCTTTTTGTACAATTTCTTTTTGTTTTTCAAATTTAGCTTTATAAGGCGTATCTACAGTTATATCAGGTGTTATTCCTATACCAGGAATTTTAACAGGAACCATTAAGGTATCCATTATATTTTTATCCATTTTTTTACCGTAGGTAGATACAGTATATGCGTGTTTTAATTCTGATAATATTGCTCTGTCAATTTCTTTTTGTGTGTAGTTTGGATTTTTTTTGACAATTTGTTTTTTAATATTTTCAATTTGGCCTTTGCTATAATTTAAATCTTCTTCATAATCGTAGTATTCTTCCATTGAAAATCCCCAGCCTGGAGCTCTTTCCTTTTTTTGTAAATATTCAAAATTAGGGTTTTCATCTGTTCCAAACTTAGTGTTAATGTCAGCTATTTCATCGTCAGTAAGCGAAGTAGTTTTAACGATGTCTTGCGAAGTTTGAGATATTTCTGGCGCCTCAAATGCATCAAGATCTTTTAAACCTTTTTCTTTCATTTTAACTAAATACTCGTCGTAAGACATATTGTATTTTTTTGCAGCTGCTTGAAGCATTTCACCTGTTACAGTTTCACCGTTTAATTCAAACATTATTAATTAGGATTTATTGATTCTAATTTTTCTTGTGACATTTGCGGATAATCAACAGATTGTACTTTAAATATATTTCTTTCTATTGCTTGCAAAAGAGGTTCTTTATTTCCTTGTATATAACTTTTCATTTGATCCGTTATATCAACCTCATTTAAAACTTGACCAGTAACCGAAGGCGATTTTTCTTGTAATTTATATTTACCATCCACAAATTGTATAGTTCCTTTTGTCCCAATAATTTTGTTTGTTTCATTCATTGTGTGATCTAGAAAAATTTTCATATTAACTTCTTCTTGGTTTGATGCTACTTCTACCCCCCTGCTATCTCTAGTTTTTCTAGGTTTTGACAATAAACTAGGATCTGGAGCCGGTATGTTATTAAATTGTTCTCTTACATATTTTATATCAGCTTGTGCTTTATCACTTCTGTTTATTTCACCCGGTGTTCTATTGTCTTTTTGTTCTTTATCATTATTAAGCTTATTTTGTTTATCTTGATAAGTAACTAAGCCTTGGTTATTTACATTCATTAAATTTCTTACAATAGCTTCAGCCGCATCTTCCGCTGTTGCGTCTTCTGCTAAGCCTAAAGATTGCCCTTCAACTAAATCATCATATATTAACGATTTTAACCTTGATGGTCCACCTGTATTTATGTCATTTAATATTTTTCTATATAATATATCTTTTCTAGCACCTTCTAATTTAACTCCTTTTTCACCGTTTTGTAATACATCATCAGCATAGTTTGTAACAGTCAACGCCATTTCATCATCTTTTAAGAAATAATTAGATAAATCTTTTTGATTTATTTGCCCATATTGCGTTTTATAGGTAGTTGCACCATTTTCATCGTATTCTATAGTATAATTTTTATTTATAAAAATTTCATCTAATTGTTTTTGTTTTTCAGGGTCTACACCTTTAGACATATTCCAACCACCATCTTTAGTATATTCTTCGTGTAACTCTTTAAAATCTTTTGCATTAGCAACGACTTGGCTAAACATTTGTTTTTTACGATTAATTTGCTGATCAATAGCAAATGCTTCTGGTGAATTTTGTGGTAGCTTAGCTCTTTGAGCTGCCAGCGCTGCAACTTCATTTCTTATATTACCAGATATTTCATATTGTTGCTCTATTTGTTCTGATGGAGTAACGCTAATATCTACATTTTCTAAATCACTTACTATAGCAGATATTTGTTGATCCCTAGCATTTCTTTCAGCTTTTCTTTTAGCAATAGCTAAGTTCATAGCCTGCTGAGCTGATTTACTAAAAAGTTCTACTTTTTGAAATTTAGGAGCTGCTTTTCCTGCGCCTTTTATTAATGATTCATTTATTGCCATAATTTATCCTGCAAATTTATTTAAAGTTTTTTCAACGCCTCCACCAAAAGCTCCACCCATTCCGGCAGTTACAGCGCCTGAAACCATATTTCCTATACCACCTATTGTCGCTGCAGTTGCGTCTGCTCTAGCTTGATCAGCTGCTGCTTTTCTTTCTTGCGCCATACCCAATAGTGTTCCGACTTTATCTGCTTCCATTTGTCTTGAAGCCATTTCGCCTTGAGCTTGCATAATTTGTCTTTTCATTTCACCACTTGCAGCTAATTGTTGATTTCTTGATTCTTGTTGCGCAATACTTGCTGACGCCTGTTGTGCTTGTTGATTCTGAGCGTTAGCCATTGATTGTGCTAAAGCGGCAATACCACCTCCCCCTGCTGCACTAGCCATACTGCTCATTATATTAGCCGCGTTTTGAGAACTCTGTTGTGCCGCAAAATCAGCTGCTTGAGTATTTACAGTTAAATTTTCATATGGGTTAGTTATATTAGCATATGGGTTAGAAGTATCTAACTGCTCAAATTTTTGTTTATAACGATTCATTTCAGCTGTGGCTGCTCTTTGCTCTTTTCTTCTAGCTCTACCGCCGAAAAATGATCCGACGGTTTGTGCTAAACCGCCTGCAATTTGTCCTATTACCATATTTATTATTATTACATGTTAACTACTTATACTAACCTCAGAGCCAACAGAGTACAATTCTTTAGTTGTAGTTGCTGTGTTCTTCATGGTTGCTTCGGCATAATACCCTAAAATACCAGAAGTATTAAATTTAGCATTTTTAACATAAAACATATATGCTGATGCTTGAGGCACTTCCCCTGTATTAGATATTGTTATTGTTTTATTTGTTGTATTTATTGCAGTTATACTGCCTAAATTTTGTTTATTATTTGATGCATCTACATAATATAATTTATCATTTATTTGTATATCATTATTCAAATTAAATGAATATGTAAATACCCTGTTACTTCCATCAATTGTTTGTGATGTTAAATTACCTATACCTTGTGCGTTTAAAGCTTTTAAATCTATTGTACTTTCTGTTTCTTCAACACCAGATATATAATTATAAAATTTGCCTTCTTTTTCAACGAATGATGGCACTTCGCCATCTTGTTTGTTCGTTATTATGCTTTCACATGTCCAACCTGAATCACCCTCATAATTTAATGTTCTAAAGTTTTTAACATTTGCAGGTGACTCATTAAATATAAACGTTACCTCTGAGTCTGTTTTAGAACCATAAAACGTGTTTATTGTTCCTGTATGATGTTTATATATATGGCCATTTTTAAATGTAAAATATTGGCCATTTATACTTACTCCGCCTTCTGTTAAAAAAGATTTTCTACTAGGCCATCCTTTTACAGATTCTGAATACGATAATGTTGTATTTACAATACTTGGTAAACTAACATTATATTGACTTTTCTTTTCATCATAAGATCCATATATGTAACCCGTTTGATTTCTTAAATTATCTCTAAAATAATCTTTCATTCCAAAGTTAGATACTTCCTCCATGCCGTCTGCTGAATGTCTTACAACTATACCATTTTTCTTATCTACAAAATATCCTCTATATGTAAAATTAGCAAAGCTTTCTGGATTTGTTCCAATACCATAATTTGAATTATAAGGTATTGCTTGCCCTAAAACAGCTTGATTAGATGTAACATTTACACTGCCGTCAGCATTAAATAATGCGTCTTTATTTGTTAATATTTTAAGTACTTTATCTTCACAATATGCTATAATATCATTATATCTTGTGTGTAATAATTGTACACTGCCATACCCAGGGTTTAAATTTTTAATTATAGGTTCAGCAATTATAAATTGATTTAATTTATTTATACCTGTTTTGCCATTATATATTTGTGAAAATATTAATCCTGATTTTAAACTTTCTTCTTGATAATTATCTTCGAATATTGTTGACACTCTAACACCTTTCCCTAAAGCGGGTGCATTAAAATCGTCTCTTATTACAAAAGATTCAACTCCATTTTCAAAACTAAAACAGTTATAGTAAGATAAATCATTAAAGTTACCATGACCAGAAGCTACGGTAAAGTTTTCTTGTGTTTCATAATATAAATCTATGTCTACATCATCTTGTGGCTCAACTTCAAATATAGGTGGATTAGTAATATTTACTTTTTTACTATTATCAAAATCAAATGTAGTTAAAAAATTAGAACCTCTATCTCCAAAAAATGTTAAATCATATTCAAGATTTTTGCTTAGTTTTACAAAATAATTTTTAACAGTGCCGTTATTTACAATTTTTATTTTTTCTATTTTGTAATAATGATCGTCAAACCATGTAGAATCTGGATTAGTTTTGTTATCATAACCACTAAGTCTTAAATAGTTTCCTTCTTTTAAACCATTTAAAGCAGGTATTGTTCCATAGCTGCTACGAGCATCGGAATAATCATCTTCTGTTTGCAACATAAAATGATAGCCATCAGATAATGTAACCGAACTTGAATAACCTGAAAAACCTCCGTTAGATGGGCTAATACTGCCTGTAGAAGCAGAGTTAGTATCTTTTTTACCACCAGCTCTTATAAATAACTGTCTATTATGATTAGAGCCGTCGTCAAAACCGTCAAACTGCAAAGTTCCTACTGCATTTAAATTATTTATATTAGTTGTATCAACTAATTCATTTAATAAATTTGTTTCAGCTTCTAGTTTTATAAAAAACCTACCATCATATTCTGGTTTTCCAGATTCATCTTTAAAATCTAAAACTGACATAACTACACCTGGTGATAATGCGGCTATATGAGGATTATCAGCATAATCTTCAGCATTATAACATATTAATACGTCATCTCCAAACTCTTCTTCAAAAGTAATTTCTATATCATCATGACCGCCTGTGGCTACTTGCACATGCTTAATTGTATATACTTTTGATTTTGCATCACCAGCTTTAAATTGTACTTTTGCACCAACTTTTAAATTTTCCATAGCTTCACGTGAAACACCACGTGCGCTAGTACTAGTAAAATGATTAGTAGCACCTGGTATTGTTGTGTTACCAACATTATACATATTTGCTACTATTATAGTATTATGTTTTGGAACAGGTGTTGACCCTGGTTGCATATACCACGCAAGCCCACCTAAATTAGTTTCACCGTAATTAGATGATATAAATCCACCCGGATCTGACGTAAACTCTGGGCTATCTAAATCATACATTCTACCAAAATTAAAAATTTCTGGACCAAAAACTTCTGTTAAAGGTCTAGCTAAAAACTCTGGTACTGTTGTTAATTTATCTAATACTTTAAATTTATTTTTACTATTACTGGGATTATTGCCTGCTTGTTTTTTTAATATTAATATATCTTCTTCTTTTACTTTATTAACTTCAGAAGATGGAAGAGATATATATATTGCTCCCTCGTCATCTTGATAAAAACTATCTACACATAAGTTATGTGTTATTGATGATATTTCTTTTATAAAATATTTAAAATTTTTAGCAAATGAAGGTGCGCTAGATGTTATTTTAGCATTAAATTTTGTTAAATTTTTAGATTGGCCTATTGGAACTTTTATTATACCTGATTTATCAGTTAAAACAGGCGTACATCTTCCATACTCATCATAATAAACAACACCTATTTGATATTTTCTATTAGACTTTATAGATTGCATTTGATTACGATTAGAATCGTTGGTAGCATATCTATTTACTAATTTAATATCAAATGTTGGTATAGTTGATGGTAAATTAAATTGGTGCGTATAATTGCCAAATATTAATCTATTAGCAGATATATCTAATGCTTTAGCTTTTTTAGGCACACTATCAAATAATCTTAATAATTGGTTAGCTGGTAATACTTTAAATATTTGTTCATCTTTTACTTCAAATGTATTTGCAATGTTACCAGAAATTCTTTTTATAGTGTCTACAACGTATACATTGTTTCCAACAGAATCTTTATATATTATATCTATTTCATCTACATCTGCACTTATATTATGGTCTAAATCAGCTATTGTTAATTGTCTTAATGTATTTGTCATACCTACATTAAAACCTTTTTTAGAATCGTATTCAAAATTATTTCCTATTTTTGTGGAGTCGGGCAAAAAAGCTGCATTACTAAAAGGTGAAAAACAGCTATATTGACCATTATTATATTTATAACGATATGCAAATCTTGGAAATTTTAATTCAAACAAAGGATCATCTTCTTGTAATATGCATGTGTACGCAACTGAAGCTCCTCTTACTTCCCTGCTTATAGTTAATAATTCTGCGCTAAATGATGTTGATGATGCGGTATAACTACTTGCTAATTGTATTCTTGCTTCGGTTTGTATTATACTACCATTTGGATCTACAAAATCAAATTCTAATGTAATAATATCGTTAGGTTCGTAGTTAGGTGCCGTACTAAAAGTACCAGTTATTGTTTCCCCAGATTCTTTTGAATCAACCAACGCGGTGCTTGTTGAAGTTCCTAAATTTAAAGAAACTGTAACAGCGGCATTACCTTCAGTTCCCGCGCCACCTCTTAATGAACTACTCATATTTAAAGTTGGAGCAGCTAGTGGTGATTTTTTAATTAATGTAATTCTTTCTTCGGATAAACCTGTTGTTAATGTATTAAAATCTGAAGTTTGTGTTTTCCAGTATGCAATATCAACTTGCTTTGGTTCATTTAAATTATCTGTAAAATATAATACGCTATCTAAAATACTAACTCCAGTTATTAAATTATTTGTATTAAAATTTAAAACACTTTCTGTATCAACAATAACGGGAGTTATAGCTTCTGTTATAACATTGTATTCTGCAATAATATCTTTAGCTGAAGATGTTATAAACCAATATATTTTATCATTTTCAGTATCTTTAATATTACCAATGCAGGTAGCTGAAGATAAGCTTATTGAATCTTTTTGAGTATTACCTAAAATATTTTTTAATGCACCAATATCACTACTCTCGGAGTAATCAACATCAATGTTTAAAGCATCTCTATATTCACCATTAGGAATTAACCTTTCATCAAGGTCTTTATTCATTTTACCCTTGAGAAATGCATTTTTAATTTCAGGCATATTTTAGTGTTTTATATGTTTTGATTTACCTCTTAAAGTTTGAGTTAACTCTTCAAGTTTAATATTAGATAATCTAAGTTTAGCTTTTCTTACTTCAGCAAATTTTTCTTTTTTCATTCTCATTACTAAATACTCGGGTGTATTTGCTCTTGTAGATAATATATAGTATGCAATACATTTATACATTGCTTCTTCAGCTAATTTATGTACAATCATTTCAGCATCTGTACCTAAACTATCACTTATGTATTTTAATGTTATTGTTTTATCTACTAAATTACCAGAAAAGTGTATTTTAGATTTTATAGGATCAATATAAAATGATCCATTTGAGTTCATATGCTGTGGATCTGAACCATATCTTTGACCGTTTAATGTTTGAAAGCTTCTATTGTCTTCTAAATAAAAATCATTTACAACATCTGTATCTTTATTTTGATCTTTGTATTTTGTCCATGTAACCGATTCATTTGCTTTTACTAAATTACCATCATTATCAAATGTATAATTATAATCACTATCTTGCAATATTGCGCCTGGGTTACTTGTTTTTATAGCAGGATATATAACATGCTCTACACCGCTTGTATCTACCCATGTAAATTTAACATACTGCACGTAGTCTTGTGGTAGCATAACTGTTAATGTAGGTGGTATGTCTATTTCCTGTGATTTTTCGCTTCTAAATGTATCATAACTTAATTCCTGTAATGCTCTTTGTGCAAAAAATGATACATTATTTCTTTTAATTTTAGGTATAATTTTTTCTTCACCAACATAAGAAATCATAAAATTATTTACAATATCTTTTAATGATACAAACTGATAGCCTCCGAAGTCTGAACCTTCGTAATATGATTGTTGTGTTTGATTAATTAGACCCATTTATTATGATTTTTCTTGTTGAGTATTTTTTATATCTTCTCCACTTGCAATACCATATAAAGAATTATCTCTTAATATCATACCTGATAACGATAATATTTTTATTACAAGATCAGTTTCTTCAGATTCATGCAATTCAAAGTTAATAGAATTAGTTGCATTATAAGTTCCAGTTACGCTATTAGCTGCCCAAGATACATTTGTTGGCTCTTTAATATAATTGCAAGTTACACCTGATGTTTTTTGTTCTAAAGCACCTGAAGCGTTTTTACCATATACTTTAATACCAGCATTATCTCTAATATATATAGGAAAATCATTTGTTGGTTGCGCTAAAGGTGATTGTGTTATATAGATATAATCTTTTTGGCTTATTGATTCTGCTTCTGCACCGTTAAATATAACAGAACCTAATCTATATAAATCAGAAGGTAAAGTAGTTCCTCCTGAAATTGCAATATTTGTTTTTTCAAATACGCTTATTTTTTCTTCAATTATACTGAGTATATCTGAATATTCAGTGTCATTACCTGGTATTCTAAGGAATTGATTTTGATCATAAAAATACTGCTCAAATATATCTAACTGAGCTTGATTTGCAAGATAATTAAATTCCTGAGGTGTAATATATCCTCGCTGTTCTTTGTTTGTTATAGCTAATACCCTTTGGTATACTGTATTTACGTTTACACTCATTGTATTTTTATTATAGGTTAAAGGCCCACAAATGCAGGCCTCTACCTACAATTGCTTACTTTAATTTCTTTTCAATAGTTTGAAATACTTCAATACCCTCGTCGGTTTTAAAGTACGCTGCTAAAGCTGAATATGGATTTTCATCAAATGGAACTGTCATTAGTTTTCTATCATTTGTGCCCCACATAAATGTTCTTTGGTCATTTGATAGTTTGATAATACCCATTTCAGTAGCTTTTATACCAATATTTCTAATATTAATATTTTCATCTGTAGCTAATTCTAAGAACAATGAAGGATTGCTTCTAGCAAATAATAGTAAATCTCTTTTAAGCTCCTTAGAAGTCATGCTAGATACCTTATTTCCTAATTCTGTCCTTAATATTGCTTCAGCTTGATCAATTTCAATTGATTGTGCTACAGTTAAAGCTTTAATTTCTAATTCTAAATAACTAATATCATTCTCTGCGATTTGTACCGGGTTGAATTCTATAAATGTTTTCCCATTTTCAGGGTGATATAAAGAAAGAAATTTTTGTAATGTTTGTTTTTCTTTAGGCACGTATAATTGTCCGTCTCTAAAAATTATATGACTTAATCTTTCTGGTCCTTTCATTTCGTCTTGAAATACTGTTTTTTGATTTTCACAGTATTTTATTTCTCTTTCATAACCTAATTCTTTATCAAACCATAGTAAACCCCTGCTTTTTAAAATATATACAATAGGTGTTTTATTACTTCTTAATTCATAAACCCTATCTTTAATTTCCCATTTAGGTGTTTTATCTTCTTTTTTTGGTGGGGTAACCACTAAAGGTTCCTCAACAGCCACCTCTGCTATTTTCTTTTTTGCCATGATATAATATAATAAAAATTAAATATAAGGGGTATGGGTGCCGAAGCACCCGTCCCTTATGTTAAATATTAAGAGTTAAATAATACAAAGTTATTAGCTGCTTGTACTACTAAACATCTTTCTGATAAGTAGTGAACTTCCATTTTGTCATCACCAGTTGTAGATGCACCACCTACTGAACCAGTAATCCAAGATTTCATTCTTCTATCATCAGTTTCAGAAGCTCTATATCTTACGTGTAAGAAAGGTCTTCTGACGTTTTTACCTAATTGCTGATCATATACTGAAGATGTACCAGCTGGAATCATAATACCGCTTAAGCCTCCAACTAATCCTCTTGTAGATTTATCATTAAGATATTTCCAGTCAGATTTGTAAAAGTCATAAGAACCTCTTCTGAATCCAGAGAAACCTAAATTAAGTGCCATATCTTCTGAGTTTTCAAATACTCCGTAAGATAAACCGCCTGTAATATTTGGGTTTAATCCTGCTAGCATGTCATCAAAATAAAGATTTGCATCTCTATCTAAAAACAACATGTTTTCTTCAATTGATCCTTGCTTGTCTAATTCTTTTAATAAAAGATCAAACTCAGGAAGTTTATCTGCAGCAGGTGTAGCTGCATCAAATTGATTTGATGCTACAATACCTCTATTTTCAATAGCTGAGAATAAACCTTCAGATCCATCTGGTACAGCTGCGTCAGCACCTGAAGCAGATTTTTCAGCTTCTAGCATTACCATTTCTAGATAGTCTTCGTATCTAACTCTAGTATCGCCTTCTGCTTTTAAATACCATAAGTATCCATTTTGTCCAGATTCACCTGAAACTTCAACCCAACCGATTTGAGCTGTATCAGAACCATTAACTTCATAGTGATCTTTAATAATAATTGGCTTATTAGTAAAAGACTTAAAGCTAGGCTCTACAGCATCAGTCATGCTTGCAGTTCCTTTTGTAAATTCAGAACCATACACAAAGAATTTAATCGCTTGGTTATCAGTTGCAGCAATACCTGAGATATCATCTACGTTTTCAGCTTCGTAAGGCTTAATAGTTAAACCAGATGTTGAAGTTTCAACTCCAGCTGTAACATAAGCTTTAAATACTATGCTGTTAACAACTGCTACTACTGTTGCACCTTTTCTTACTGCGTGTGCTTCAGTTGTACCAGAGTCAATACCAGTGATAGCGTCGATTGCTCCTGTAACAGGATTAATTTCTCCGTTATATGCTAGGTGTAATCTACCTTGCTCAGACCAAATAACTTGATCAGAAGCCATAGGCATTTCAGCACCTACCATTCTTAAGAATGAAGATACAGTTCTATTTCCGTATCTTTCAACTTCTTGCTCGTATAATTCAGGTAAGTACTGTTGTGACCAGTTACCTCCACCTGAACCATGAAAATTTAAATAGTTAGAAGCCAATGTTGCTTTTACAGCACTTGGGCTAACTATACTTCCAGCCGCTGGGCCAGAAAATGAAACGTTTGTTGCCATTTTTTAAAAAGTTTTAGTAATTTTTTAATTTTAGTTTAAGTTTTGACGAATCGTCTCCGCTAATTACTCTCGCTTTTATACCACCAACTTCAACTTCTTGATGACTGGATCTAGGATCCATATTGATGTTTTTAGCAGATTTAACAGAAGCTTTAATAGCATCTGCCTTACCTTGCTCATAAAAATGATTTGCAATTGCATCAGCGTTCATCGCCGTAAACAAAGACTTATGGTAACCTGCAGCGTCGTTCATTTCATTTTTTTCATTCAAGAACCTCTTGACAAAATTATTGATGTCGCTCTGAGTCTCCTTCACCTCGTTCACATTTTTGATATTAAATCTATATCTTTTATCACCAACTTTATATTCAAAACCTTTGAATTGATTGTTAAATAAAGATTTAGTTTTATTATCGAACACATTCCTTTGGGTTTGTGTTATTTTTTCTTGCTCTGCACTTTCCTTATTGTATCTATTAAAAAAGTCCATTGCTTTTTGCTGTTCAGGTGTTAACCTTGATCCAGCTTTAATTTCTTTATAATAATTAGCTTTTTGTCCTTCAAGATGATTTTTTGCATTTGCAACCTCTTCTTTAAACGCTAATTTTTTTCTTTTAATATCTTTGGGCTCATCTATTTCTTCATCAAATGAAAATTTATCTTCAATTAAGAAGTTTATTTCATCTGCTGATAAATGAGGCTTAGATTTTGTGTAGTATTCGTGTAATAAAGACATGTCTTCAAACTTTTCGTAGTCTTTATTCAATGCTACATAATCTTCCAAAGTACCGCCTGTTTCATTAATAAACTTAACCAAGTCCATTATGTTTTCGGGATACTCTATTTCTTCTTTAATTTTTGCTTCTTCAACCTGCTCAACTTGCTCTTGTTCTTGTTCTGCAACCACTGTAGTCTCGTCAGTATTGGTTTCATCATCTGTTATTTCTTCTAATATTACTTCTTCTTCTTCTTTCTGTTCGGAAGACTCTTGTGATTCTGCTTGTGCTTCTTCGACCACTTCTCCGCTAGTTTCGGATTCGTCGCGTACAGAAACCTCATCTGTGCTTTGCTCTTGAACGGCATCTGTTTTTTGTTTAGGTTGTTCTTCAGTTACTGGTGGTTTTGAAAGGTCCACCTTGTACACACCTGATTCTTCATCAAATCCTGCATTTTTTTGTACAGCCTCCTCTTTTTCTTGTATAGATGGTTCATCAGCATCTATAACTTTTGCTTGAATTTCTTCTGCCATAATAAAATATTATAAAATTATACACTATATATATTACTTAGGTTCAAATGCACCTAAGCCAAAATCACCGCTTAATGTATCATTTCCAGCCGATTCAAATCGTTTGGGCGGTGTATTATTTTTTCTTTGCTCAATTAACTCACTTTGTTGACTAGCTTGAATTTTTGTTCTTTCATCTTTACGATCTTCTTTTTCATTCATATTAACTTTTTCAACATTTGTTTTAGCTTGAGTTAATTGTATATTAAAATTAAATTCTAAAGCCATTAATTGTTTTTTCATTTCAGCTTCGGCTTGTAACTTTGTCATTTCCATTTGACTTTTAGCTGATTCTAATTGTATTTTACTTTGAGTTAATGCTTGTTGTTTTTGTACTTCAGCTTGAGCTGCAACTTGTTGAGCCTGAGCATTTGCTTGAGCTTGAGCTTGAATATTTTGTTGTTGTATTTGCTGATCTCTTTGTATTTTCTTTTTTCTTCTTAGCTTTAATAATTGATTAGCAAGTTTTACATTTTTAATTTCTCTTATATCAATTGCATCTTCTAGTTCAATATTATTTTGCGCGATAGCAACTTGAATATTATTTTCAAGCATTTGCTTTTCTTCTTCATCTGGTGATAACTCGATAAATATACCAAAATCATATAAATACAATTCAGTTAGTTCATCTAAAGTTCCAACATTATGCGCACCAATGCTTTGAATAAACGCATTTCTTGTAGGAGAATATTCTAATACATCAGATATTCTTAATGATATTTTTTCTGCAATTTCTGCAGTTAAAAACAATCCACCTTGTAATATATGCCTTGTTGCTGTATTGCTATTAGCTGCTGCTAATTTTTGTACACCAACTAATGCGTTTTTATCAGGTGTGCTTCCATCTCTTGCTTCATTTAATCCAGTAGCGTCTCTAATCATTTGCATATAATAGTTATATGTACTAATTAGTTGTGCTAATTTATTTGCACCTGTATTATTATTTATTTCTTGAATAGGTACTTTACCTGGATTCATATCACCTTCAGATGTAAATGATCGACCAATAACAGAACCTGTTTGGAAAAACATATTTAATGCTTCTTGTGGATTATAATTTGTTCCATTACCTAAATCAATTTCAGCTAAACCATCCGCATCTAAATATACACCATCCGGTACCATTCTTGAAAGTACTTGTTGTATTTTTAAATGTGTTAATTGTATCATATCAGCAAAACCTGTAATTCTACTAACTAAAGATTCAATTCTACCATTATATACTCTTGGCGATACTAATGAATAATTTAATTTAACTTTATTAACATCACTTTTTTCTCTTAACATATTATCAGCAAGTTTCCACTCTAATAATATATTTGAGCCAGGTATAAATACACCTTCATATAATACTTCAATATTTTTAGCAATACGCTCAAATCTCAATTCACCATCAATAGGTGTTGCCATAAATGCATCAGATTTTTTAATAATTTTTTCTGCACCTGTAGCAGTTTCTTTTACTTTGTAAACTTCATTCATGTAAGTTTTATAATTAAAATACATGACTTGCACAGAATTATTATCTTTATTATTTACTTGCGTATTATATTTATTATAAGTATTATAATCTTGGCTTCCTTGTTGCGTAATCTTTTTTAAATCTTCATCTGTAAGATTTGGAAATTGCATTTTAAGATCATTAACATTTATATTTTTTATTTCACCAATATAATATATATCATCATAATATGGTGATTCAGAATATGAGTGTACTATGTTTGCAGGATCTACATATTCAATTTTAATACCTTCAGATTGTGTAAAGTTATTTTTAACACATCCAATACCTAATACAGTAAGATCATAAAATAATCTTTTTTTAGTTAATTCATATTTGTTTTGCTCAAATACAGTAGATATTGCTTGCTCCTCTGCTATTTCAATTGCTTGCTTATAATTAAGCTGCATATGTAATTGCAATTCTTCTTCATCATCTGGTAATTTTTCTTGTGGCATACTACCAAAATCAAATCCAAATTCATCTTTTATTTGTTGAGTAAAATCTTTTGTACGCATGTCCGCAAGTATATTTTCCATATACTCAGTTCTTTTAGAAACCCCGTGTGGATCCTGTGAATATGCTTTAATATCATATGTTCTTTCTGCAATACCATTTACAACTATATCAACAAACTTAGGTATAATTGGTACTGGTTTCCAATCTAAATTCAAATATGATAAATCTCCATTAATAGATAATTCATCTTTATATTTTTGAATAGATTGCTCTCCTCTTGCATATAATCTTAATTTATGATATTGATTTTGATTTACAAAAAATCTATTTACGCCTCTGTCTTTCTTAAACCATTCATTTTCTATAGCTCTAGCTACTTTCAAACCATAATCTTGTGATAGTTTTTCGTCGTCGCTAGCTGTTTGGCTTGGGAAGTAACTTTTTAAAACGGACTCAGCCATAGTTTTATTTTATTATTTTTGATAAATTTCCTTTATTTTCGTATCGTGCAAAGCTAATATTAACTTTTGATTTTTGTCTTTCAGCATGTGGCCTGTATAAATGCCTATTACACGCCATAATTGCTAATCCTGAACTAATAGCGGCGTCAAATTTTGTTCTCTTGTTTATATCAAATTTAGCCCAATCATTAAGTGTGTCATTAAAATATATATCACCATAAGTACCATCAGACTTAATCCCAACGTGAGAATTTATATATGTTTCTATTGCAGCAGCATGCGCTTGCCTTACATCTTCACTTGAGTTTGGTATACCACCTATTTCTTTTTCTGTAGTTGATAATTTATTCCAAGCTCTGTCAGGTCTATTCATTGAATAATCTCTATATCCTCTTCTTCTTAAATAGTATAATAATCTTGGTTTGTTATTTTCACACAATATTGGCATTCCATAAAATACTAATGCCATTAATACATCTTCAAAAAACATTTCAGCGGTTTGTGGTCTTGCAATATATTCTAAAAAGAACCTGTTCGGTGGCACGTTTTCCATACTAAATTTAGTAAGACCGTGTAATGCACCTTTAGATCCTTTACCATCGGTAGTGCCGGATATATCGTAGCTATCGCAGCCAAATGCACCCATGTGTTCGTTTCCAGGATATTTATTACCATTTTTTTTATTTATATTATTTTGCAAATTAATATCTGGTACCCAACTTATTTTAAATCTTCCATTAGGATTTGGTATAAATTGGACCTTTGTATCTTTAATACCGTTCTGCCACGAAAAAGATCCAACAGTAATACTACTTTCCGCTGTAGCTTCGTCATTAAAATCAATCTGTTCGTAAATCTTAGCAAGATTAAATATGCTATTTTTAGTTTCATCTCTAAAAGCATGTTCTTCAGTCCTTGGAAATTGTCTATAAAATTCATTTAAACCGTCTTGATCGCCTTTTAAACCTTCAACTTCATTTTCCCAGTGTTCGATGACACCAACGTCAATGTATTGTCCATAGCTGTCTTCAACCGGCTCTTCGGGAGTATTGAATACAGGTATTCCATAAGAATCAATGAATCCTTCGAAGTTCCATTCCATAGGTATGAACAAACTATATAATCCTGAGCGAGTCTGTCCATTGCGGTTTCTTTTTGTAACATCTGAATCATTATATAGTTTTTTAAAGTTTTCACCACCTTTGTCTAATGAGTTACTTGTTGAACCCATCATACATTTACCAATAACTCTACTTCCTAATCTTAACGTGGTTTTCGTGACACGCCAGTTGTTGAGTATGTTCTCGGGCCTCTCCCATTTACCTGCTTCATCGTGGATAAGTAAGGAAAGTTTTTCACCGTCGTATGAGTTGTTCCCTGTATTTTTCCAGTCGATTGTAGTATCCAACCCTGAGAGCTCCTCGGTCCTTTGGTTTGTGAGTATGCTCTTTTTTGTAAATTTACTTGCGGGTACACGATAAGCCAATTCAGTCTTAGGTCTATCCATTCCATCCTGTATGGGTTTAAAAAAGAATGGGTAATTAACGGATATTGGAACGACCTTATCTGTAAACATTTTTTTTGCGTCAGCACCAGATTTGGATAATATCCCAAACCTAGAGTCTGAAGAGATGGTAGCTTGGTTAACAGTCTCTGCTGATGCCATGAATGAAAAGCCACTCCGTCTATTTTTGAGGTAGCACATTCCGTAGCATCTTGTATCTGCTTTGCAAGCTTCCCAGAATATAAAGAATAATCTATTTGCTTCTCTGAAGTCTGGAGCACCCACGTCGATTTTAGTCCACTGCAAGTACATATAATGAGACCCAGTAATATAAGTAGGAATATCTTTGTTATAGAACCAATAACCTTCATCACGTTTGGTAAATTCTGTATCAATATATGCATTCCACTTATTTTTAAATTCACTTGGTAAATCTTTCCAATCAAATATCGTTTTTAACTTTGAAAGTTCTTTTGGATATTCTATTTTACTCCATTTATTATTTTCTTTATTTAAGCTTTTCGGTGTAGGGGGTAATGCTATTTTTAAATTTTGTATATCATATATCTCACCAATTTGCCCAGTATGACTAATAACAATCACGTCATGCTCTTTATTATAGCCGTATTTCCACTTTTTTGCTTTATTAAGCCTTTTAATCGTATTAATTTTTATAGGCTCTATAATGCTATATAATGATTGTTCGTACATTACTTAGATCTTCTTTCAGCAAACCCTTTAAAAGTGTTTTCTTTTTCTTGTATTGTTGTACCTTCTAATAATGCTTTTTCAGCTTCAACACGATTTAAGATCTCAAATGCATCGAATATTGCGAGCTTTTTAGTGGCTGCAGCGTTCTTGAGTCTATCGGCTGAAACATCATCATCAGTTTCAACAATTGGTTCCCTCGCAACTTTAATAAGTTCTTTAACTGCTGCATGTCCAGCTTGGATTATATTCTTTTTCGTTTCCTTGACGTTCATACTTAATAGATATTGAATTAGTGGGTACTCTATATAATCTTTCACCATCAACAATAAATTCATATTCACTGCTTGGCGTAAAACCAACTAAATCTTCTTTTTGTATATCTTTAAGTTCTTTATCAACATACTTTATAATACCACGAAGTGGCATTTCTTTTTCAATAATATTATTAGATACAATTGGTTTAACAAAACAAAAACCTTTTGGCGTTTGCCAATTACCGTTTTGTTTGTATAAAAATATTTGATCTGATGTAACAAAGTATTCGTTTTCTTTATAATAGCTTCTGCTATTTTTTTCGTTACCTCTTATATCATACCATCTTCTAAAAACATTATGGTGCAGTATAACTTCATCACCAATTTGTATATCAGTATTTTCTGATTTAGGTGTGGCTGTCACTACTGCACTACGACTAACATATCGATGATCAGAAATTTCTGTATTTAACAAAAGTTCCTTGCCATCAATATATTTTTTATTATCGTATCTTTCGTTTTTAGGTTTAACTATAAAGTTAAATAAACTTTGCATTAATATTCTAAGTTATATTCAACGGCTATAGCCATATTCTTATTAAAATCTTTCCACGGTAATACTTCATTTCCTTTTTTAATATAAATAGAAAACTTGTCTTTATTTTCAACTATATCACATATTGTATGGCCGCCATAAACTTCTTGGCCAACAGCATAATGCATAGCGTCATTTTTATAGTCTCTACCTATACTAATTTTTCTTACCAGTGACATAATTTTATTTTACTACTTCGGGTTCTACAACTTCTTCTTCTTCGATTGGTTTATAGGTTCCGTCTTGGATATTAATAGAAACTTTTCCATATTTTTCTTCAAGTTTAGTTTGGAATTTGTTTAAATCAGATTGAACCTCAGCAGCAACATGATTAATCTGATGCTTTTGTAATTCAAGGTTTCCAATTTGCGTTGCAGCGTTATTTAGTTTTCCTACATAACCCTGCAATTCTTCTAATTGTTCTTGGGTAATTTTGTTTTCACTCATGGTTTTTAAAATTAAATTATTAAATTATATTTACTTATTTATTATTATTACTTATTTTACTGGTTTTCTAACTTATTCTGTTTCTTCAACCACTGGTTGTTCAATAACCGGTGCAAAAGGGGTATGATAAGTTGTTTCTGTTGGAGTGATTAATTTTTCAATTTGAGAATCTAATCCTGCTTTCATTGATTCAACATCCAATCCGCCTTCTAACCAGCCAATTACCATTTCTTCTGTAAGATCTTCGTAAGCGGTGAAGCTATCCGCATCGTATTCTACTCCGTGAGTTCCAATAGAACTTGCTGAGTGTTCTCCAGTTTCATCAGTAGCGCTATAGCCCCAATGCACTGTGTAGACAACGTTTTCGTTGCCATCTTCTACTGCGACCTTTGCATCTAATGCATTAATGGTCCATTTGTAAGTGTTTGCCATTTTAATTATTTATTTGTGATTTTAAATTTTCTATTTCTGCTTTTAATTCTTGTATCGCACCAACTAATAATGGCACTATTTGTGAGTTATCTACTCCTTGATATTTTGCTGTACCATCATCATTTACTTCATCTTTCTCTCCTGTAACTGCTTGAGGCACTATTTCTTGTAATTCGTGTGCAAAGAATCCATCAACTTCTGTATCTGGTTGTGATATAAAATTAAATCTTTTTGGTTTAAGATTATTAACTCTATCTAATGCACCAGTCATTTCTACTGCATTTTCTTTTAATCTGTAGTCGGAATATGATTGATATAATACATTTGAACCATTTGTAACTATAGCACCAACTAAACTACTGCTTAAATAGAAATCAATAAACGAAGGACTTGTATTTTGTAATTGACAAGCTATTGCACCATAACTTCCATTTGTTCCTGTATAATCTGCTGCTATTGAATATTGTGAACCACTTTCAGTAACGTATAATTTATGTGAAGGCGATGTTGTTCCAATTCCTACGTTACCAGCTGTAACATAAAGATTATCATCAACAGTAGTTGCGCCGTTTACATAAAGGGTTTCATTTATATAACCAGTTCCATTTACTTGAAGTTTATATGTAGGTGCAGTTGTGCCGATGCCTACGTTCCCAGATCTTTTCATTGTTACTTTGGCATCTGATAAACTTACTTCATCAGTAATAGTAGTTGAATTATTAAAACAAAAATGTAAATCAGCCATATTATAACCATAGCCTCCACCAGAACCTACAATAGCTGTTTTATTAGCATAAGCACTAGAATTATTTTCTGGTCTAAAAGCTATACCAACTCCATAGTCTGCTTGATATCTTGCACCTGAAATAGCAACTGGAAAAAACGTTCCAGCTGTAGTTGTTGTTTCTACAATATTTAATTTTTCTAAAGGCGAAGTCGTACCAAT